ATAATTTGATACATCTTTGCATACCATCCAGTATCTGTTATTGATTTGTATTCTTCTACTTGTTTCTTATTTACAAATGGACAATCTTGATACCCTGTCCATGAATAGTTTTTATTTGTAAGTTGACCTTTACGATGCTCAATTAGACCTTTCTTAATTGCTTCAGGTAACCTATCAAAGAAGTTTTCGTTTGGTACAACATAAGGGTGAGAATCCATAAGTAAATGTGGATCCATAGTTTCACCATCGTGTGAGAATATAAAATTAAAACTGTTTTTGTATTTTGCTGGGATATAATACATACGGCTCAAATCTTTTGTTTGAGCATCTGCAATATCACCTATTTCTTTATTGAGAGCATACCAGAAATGTTTGATTTGTTCTTTATCAATACCACATGTAAGTGGAAACACTAATCTGAACTTTGGTTTTTCTTTTGTTGATGATGCTGTAGAATAACATACATATTGATATTTAGAATATTTCTTTTCAATATCTTTCATATCTCCTTCATAATCATCAACGTCAAGAATACCAAATCCACCCCAACCAGTTACGTTATCATTACCTCTTGTAGTATCAGGTATGTAAATAGCTGGACTGATTAGTGGTGCATCTTTTTTAGTAGGATATTTTGTTGATTCTGATAACTTATATAGAATAGCTTCAAACTCATCAAATGATTTGTAATCTATTCTTTTTGTTGTTTTATTATCGTATATCGAATCAAATATTGTTAAACTTACCATGATTACCTTCGTGCGATGGTGCCTCCCAACCTTCTGGTTTTATTAAGTCAGGAACTCCTAATGGATTTGGTCTTGATGGTTTTACACCTACTTCTTTTGCCATATTAGCTTTGAGAACTTCATCCCACGCTTTATAAGGGTCAACACCATAAGCATCAAGAGTACCAATTGCAACAACACATAAATCAATTAATCCATCAACTATTTCTTCTGGATCATTATTAGTTACAGCAGCTTGAGTTTCCATTAATTCTTCTTTTAAAAAATCAACTCTAAACTCTAGAAACTTTTTAATCTTTTCTGAAGATTTACGGTTATTCCACACCCAATCTCTGGTTTTATATTTAGTTTGCATGTCTGCAATATCTTTTACCCAATCTTTACTCATTACCCAATTACCTTATTGTCTGGTATAACAATTCCTGAATCCGTTTGTCTTATTTGTTTTACTAAATCTTCAATAGGCTCTACCATAAATACAACAAATTTCCTATCTATTGTTACACCTTTATCAGCTTTAGTATAAGCCATGAATGGCATAAAGCCAATCTTACCTTCTCCAGCTGGAATTAAAGTATACCCATCTTTTATTGTAACATCGTTTTCGGTCTCTGTTACTTTACCGATAATTTCCTCACCTGAGGATAGTCTTACTAATTTCATTTTTTTTCTCCATAGTTATATATTATACCATAGTTTTGGCATAATGTAAATAGTTTAACCAAAGAAATCCTCCAAAGATGCAACCTCTTCAGAATTCCAACCCACAGCATTTAGGATTGGTTCAATAGGGTCAAGGAAGGTTTTTTGGAATTGCATATCATAATCAATATACTTATGAAGATTAAATTCTTCAGGTAAGTAATCAGCAAATGCAATTACGTTTTCTTTGATAGTGTTTGGTGTTCGTAAATATACAAACTTAATCTTTTCGCCGTTTTGGATTAGTGCATACTTTTTAGTTAATGCTAAATCTCGGACTTGTTTGTTAAATAGTAAAGAACCACGAACATGTATTGGTGTACCTTTTTTGTATATAGTATTATGATCTTTATATTCTTTTACTTTTGAGACTCCGCGAGGAAACGCAATTTCGTCAGGTGGTAATGTCTTGAAGTAATTTTTAAATTGTTCAATAGACTTTTGAACATCTTCTTCTTGAGCAGACATAATGATTTTGAATAATGCTTTAAGAGCATCACGACATGGTTCTGGAGTAGAAGACTTAATTGCTTCAATACCCATAATTTTTAGTTTAGGCTCTTTATATCGAACACCTTCATTATCTAGAACATTAAGTATGTATCTCTTTTTAGCAGTCCAAATACCACGGTCAGCAATAACTTCTCTTGCCATAACCATTCTGTTTGATACACCGCCTAGCATAGAATATAAATCATCATATGATTTTTCCAACACTGGCTCAAGTGTGTCTTGGCAAATCTTATCTAGGAAATCAATAGGATTCTTTGGATTGAATTTATTAACAATATCATCTAAACTAACATATAGCGAATCTGTATCGATTGCAACAACATAATCTTTAAACGATGTTGTTTGCATTGTTCGATTAAGAAACGAGTTAAGTTCGTATTCAGCCCATCGTATTGTAAGTTGTCCTGTGAGAGTAATAGCTTCTGCAATTCTCTGATCAAAGAATCTAAAATACTTATTACCCATAGCACCGTAAAGAGAATTGAGCAGAATTTTAATCGCCATTTGTCTATTTTCAGCAATTGAAATTTCTCTTTCAATTGAATAGAGTTCTTGCTTATCATTCTTATCTACTTTTTGTAATTTCTTTTGAGCTTTAATCATGTCTGCTTTAATGCCAACACGTTCTTGGTACATTTCATCGATGATAGCTGGAATGATTCCAGGTTTGTCTGTATTAAAATATTGGCCATTTGCCGCCAATGCTTTACCTTTATTATTTGGTCTTTGTGATTTTGTAAGTACTTGTTCAATATCAACATTACCTAATTCGCCATCTGCAATAGTTTCTGGTGACATATTATATTGCATAATGATTGAAGGATAAAGTGAGTTTAAATCAAAACTTACAAGGTTTTCATGTATACCAACATGAGGTTCTTTTACATAACCACCAGGATAGAATGTTTTAACTTTATCTTCTATGAATGGTAAACATATATTGTTTTCATGGAGTTTACGATATATAATAGTATCCCATATTGCAGTTGTGCCAAATGTATCATTATAGTTTACACCACCCTTATATGCCATAGTCATACATAAAGTAATTAGACCCATCTTATCTTCTATTCGGTCAACTAACTCTACATCTTTAATATTGTAATCTATGAACTTCTGATGATTGTGTTTGTATAAGGTGTGTAGGTTACCATATTCTTCATAAGATAGCTTCTTCTCACCTAATACAACATGTGCTATGTTATCCAATTTATATGATTCTTGTGGACCGTAAGAATATCCAAAATTTTTAAATAAGTCAAGATAATCTAAATTAGAAATACCTTTAAGTTCGTATGAAGTTTGAGTTCTACCCATTGTTGTAATATCTCTACGCTCAATCATTCCCCATGGACTTAATCTTTTGACATATGCTTCACCTATTAGTTTATGAATACGATTTACCAAGTAAGGTATATCAAAGAATCTTGTATTCCAACCAGTGATTACATCTGGCACATTTGATGGTTGAGACCAATGTGTGATAAATTTAATAAGTAAGTCTGCTTCATTATCGCATTTGTTATATATGACACGATGTGTTTTCATATACGTATTTTCTACGTTATAATCGCCAAGACCCCATATATGATATGTATTGTCAATATTGTTTTTAATAGCAATTGAGATTACTTTGTGTTCTGCTTTATCTGGCTCAGGGAATCCATCGTCAGATGCAACTTCAATATCAATCGTAGTAACATTTATTTTGTTACGATCAAATTCGATTTGACCAGGATAATTATCGTTAATAAAAGTTGAGATATATCTTGTGTTACCGAAGATATGTCGACCAGCTGTATCTTTATTAGTCCTTACCCATTCAGTTGCACTTCTCATATCATCAAAAGCAACTTCACCAGCTGGTGTACCATCTAGTGTTTTCCAATTAGTTGGACGATTTGTACTTACATAAAGCTTTGGACCGTATTTGACTTTTTCTGTGATTCTTTGATTGTGATCATACCCACGAAGTAATATCATATTACCGTATCGTGAGACGTTAGTGTAAAATTTCATAATGTAACCATTTCCAATATATAGTATATATTATACCATAGTTTTCCTATAATGTAAACAATTATTTTCATTCATTTAAAGATTGGGGGCAATTTCTTACCCCCGCATGATTTCATTTTTAGAAGCTTACCCAGGCTAAGTAGATTGTGAGTGGTGCTAAACCTATAATAACTCCACCAATAATCAACATTCCTAGGGCCTCTGCAATATCATCATATTTCGAAATGATATATTTCATTCTGTTCTCCAGTAAAAAGTTTATTACTATCTACTGGGTTTTCGCTGATGTTAGCCTTTCAAATATTGCTTTTTCTTTGATGCCCCAGCAGACCCTATTTCGATCTTCCTAGGACGCTTCTCTTCTGGGAGTTCTACTCTGGCATACACCACTAGTATTCCATCCACGAGATCAGCACCATCTATTACGACAAATTCTGAGAGTCGGAAGCTTTTCTCGAATTTGCGAGATGAGATCCCCTTATACGCATATTCTCTGTCATCACTCTCAACAGCCCCTTTGATTTTTAAGATACCGTCTTTAAGTTCGATATCTATATCTTTCATAGAGAACCCTGCCACTGCCATTTCGATTAAAAATTTCTCTTCATCGATTTTCACAATGTTATGTGGTGGGTAGTTATCTGTTCCAGCTCTAGCACTTGTATGAATTCTTTCTAAGTCTTCAAATAAAGTATCAAAGCCAACGAATAATGAACGAGGTACGTTCAAAGTATTTCTTACCATTTTAATTTCCTCCTATTATAGCAAGGTTACGGAACCGGTCCAATACCGCATTCCTATTATATTTATACAGGTTTAAGACTCTGTTTGAGTGTTTCCTATATTATATTTTGGACATAATTCCCATTGAGATTTTTCTTTAAAAGGTATTACCTTTATTTGTCTCAATGGAGCTAAGTCCTTTGCAGACTCAGGTTTGACTATACTGACTAAACCCCAGTCGGCTAACAGAGTAGAAATTGTATTCCTACGCTGTAAATCGTTTTCTATTAGATTGGATGGTTTTCCATCTAATAAAAATAGTTCTTTAAAATGTACTATAAAATACCTACCTTGTTTATGTAATATATGACAAGATTGGTATAGTTTATTGTCTTTACGCGATGCAACTCCAATACGAGTTAATGTTTCTCTTATCTTGAGAAAGTCATCGGGTTCGTTAAGCGTAACTTCGAGCATATCTGCTGAAGTCCAGTTGTTAATTTGATTTTGTTCTTCCACCTTTATACATCCTTTTTTTTAACTCATCAATTTGTTCATTACTTAATAGTGTTAAAACAGATTTGGCTTTTTCATTGCTGTAACCATAATAATTTTTAATGAGCTCTAGATTTTCCATTTCACTTGGTTTTAACCATTTAGAAAATCTTTGTTTCTTCTTAATTATATTTATAAAAAAATCAAATTGAAGCCTATGGTCTAAGTGATGATACTTGTTCATCTCATTAGCATATAGTATTGTATCAGGGAAAAACGATAACGCTTTATTAATAATGTATGCATTATATTCTTTTTCTGTTACATCATCAACCATAATATCTTTCTTATTATAGTTGATTGCACTTACATAATCAAACGGATTCATTTTCCTTTTTCCTAATATATTCTTTTGCGAATTCTTTAGTGTTAAAACTTCTTTCTGCAATAATAACATTGTCGCTATTATACTTTACTGCTCTATACTTTGGTTGCATAAACCCTTCGTAGTGTATTGTCACTACGTCCCATTTTTCACCTAAAGGCATTTCTATTTGCTTTCCTGTTATAGGATTAATCATAAACTTTTTCATTTAAATTGTACTCCTGCCATTACTTCAGTTAAACATGCAACCATGTTTAGTTCATGGTCAGCTACGAAACTATCTTTATACTGATAGTCTGCTAATATTAAAACTAACTGTGGAATTGATTGAGGATCAACATAATCATTCATGTTATCATATAACTTTCTGAAGATTGCTGTTGGCTCTATGTCAATATTATCCACTACCCATTTACGCATACCTTTAAAGTTTTTAATCTTAAGGTGATTTACAAGTGAATCAATCGATACATCAGATACATTAACAAGTATACCTGAGTCAATTTTACCACCGACTGCATATCTTTGCAGTTCGTTTATAGTCCTTCTGAAATCTGGGAAGTGTTTAATAATAAACTCAACCAATACTTCATTGTCATATTCAACGTTTTCACTATCAAGTATATGCATTAACCTAGCCATAAAGACTGAGGCTAACCTGTCCTTTTCTTTTCTTGGTAAAGCAAATTCAATAACAGAACATCTGCTATGTAATGGTTCGATAATTCTATTCTTGAAGTTACAAGTAAGAATGAACCTACAGTTTTCACTGAACTCTTCAATAAACCCACGTAATGCGGGTTGGGTGGACTGTGGGTTCAGATAATCAGCTTCATCTAAAATGACCAACTTGTGTCCACCCGAAAGAGAGACGCTTGACGCGAACTGTTTGATTTTATTACGAAGTGTATCAATATTCCCTTCTTCGGATCCGTTAATAATAATATAATCTAATTCTAATTTATTAGCCAGTGCTTTGGCTATTGTCGTTTTACCGACACCTGCTGTTCCAGTGAACAACATATTTTGTATTTCTCCAGCTTTAACTATTTCACTAAATGTTTTGTGTAAGTCTGCTGAAAGAATACAATCATCGACCGTTTTAGGTCTGTACTTTTCTACCCATAAAAACTCATTCATTAATTTGTATCCCATTGTTTAACTGTGTCTAATCTAAAACTTCTCCATGCTTTTTTATCTAAAGCAAAACATGCAAAGTGATCAGACTCTGCATTCATATCGATTTTTATATCAATACCATTTTCTTTTAGTAAATTAGAGTTTAGAGTACATGGCATAATTCGTAATTCACCAGTCCCTACTTTTTCAAATGTTACAGTTACAATACCTGTATTAAGAGCTTCTAATAGTTTTTGTTTTTCAGTTGTATTCATAATATAATTCCTGTTGTGTAATAAAAAGAGGGGAATGAATCCCCCCTTGAGTTAGTCTGCTGAACCTTCTGGCTCAACATCATCACCGCCTTCTACTGGCAAATCACCTTGGACATTTTCTTGTCCTTGTGCATCTTGCGCAGCTTGAAGGAATGCAACGATTCTAGTTCTAAGTCCGCCAACAGACTCTAGCTCTGATCCTTCAAATCCACCTCTTTTTGAACAGATGTCGATTATTTGAACCATAGTAGCGATGTCGTTAAGACCTAGCTGTACACCTTCCGGTGCTTCTACGTTTACGTTTTCTTCAGTCATTTTTTTTCTCCTTTGCAAAGTTAGTTAGACTAATTGAGAAACACCTACCCCATGTAGCATGTTTCATATTATCCCCATAATAAAATATGGAGAGTAACTTCTAATATATTTATACATTAAAAGTTGAGTTTTTCTCTAAAGCGATAAAATATTCTATTGGATAATTACTATTTGTCCAGTTAGAGATTAGTTTTGAAGATATACTTACAAAATAATCACCTGGTAGTAATTTCAAATTAGGAATACTTACAATAAATTCAAAGTCGTTCTTACATTGATTGTCTTTGTCAAGCTCTATTGTATATGAATTAGATGTTGAATCTTTAGTGTCAACTACTGATGCAGTCACTAATCCATTATCGCCTACGAGAGAAAGTTCTGTATGACCTAAAACAGCAGCAGCTTTTCTAATCTGATTTAAAATATCTTCAGTTAGATTAACTCCTACTTCTGAATTAGGCATTTGAATGTCTTTAGTAGGTGTCGTTAAGATATCTGTTTCAGAAAAGTAATACCTTACTTTTTGCTGATTAGATAACTGTGTACCACCTTCTTGCGTTGATACCATTACCGATTTGTCTTCAAAATCTAGGGCAGGGTTCTCAATAAGATTAAATACCGATAAGAATTCGTTAAGATCATAGATCCCAAACTCTTTTGGCATATCTTCAACTATATCTGCTCTAGCCATGATGGTTTTAGATTCAGATATGGTTTTAAGTTTCTGTCCTGGTTGAAAAACAATGTTCGGATTGATTGACGCAAAGTTCTTTAGAACATTCAATGTATCGTTAGATAAGTTCATTTTTATTTCCTCATAATTAATATATTATTATACCATAGTTTACACATAATGTAAATAGTTAATTACTGTTATCGTGCTCATTTAAAGCAATAATAGAGTAATGTAGTACTTTCATTAAGTCCTTCCTATGGTCACCAGCTGTACCTTTTTTTCCATATCTTTGTGCATACTTAAGTATGTTACCAATACAAAAACCGATACCGTGTCCACAGTCTGAAATGAATTCCGTTGATTGGAATTTATTTTTTGAGTAGTGACCACCGTAGGTACCATCTATATAATTCTGAAGCTCTTGTATTAGAGCTCCTTCATTAAACTTGTAATTAATTTTATTATGTTTCTTTTTGAACATTTTCGTCCTCTTGAGTAATCGCACCTGAATCCACTTTAGTGTAAAGATCCAGGAATGCCTCTTTAGTATCTGTATCAAATCTTGAGATACACATATCAATTGCTTTCATTCTGTTATCGAATATTGAGAATGTTTGAACAATATGGCATAGCCTTCTTGTAGATATTACTTCATCGACACCATCGTCATAAAATGTTTTTCTAATAACGTCAGCCCATGTAACTAGTTTATCAGCAAAGTCAGTATCAGCATCACCAAACTTTTCCATATGTTTAATTACAATTTTCTTTTCAGTAACTAATGTTGGAAATGGTTGATCAATGGAAACAGTAAATCTTTCTAAGAATGCTTCATCGATAATTGATGCTGCAGTAAATCTACCATCTTCAGAACCTTTACCTTTTGTATTAGCAGTTGCTACTACATTGAACCCTGGTGCTGGAGATATGGTTTCACCTGTCTTTTTAACAACAACAGGTTTACCTTCAAGTATACCTTGAAGACACATGATTTTATTTGTAGCTCTATCGATTTCATCAAGCAGTAAGACTGCACCGTTTTCCATCGCTTTAAGAACTGGACCTTTAGAGAAAACAGTTTCACCATCGATAAGTCTAAACCCACCAAGTAAATCATCTTCATCTGTTTCTGGATTAATTTGTACACGTATAAACTCTCTGTTTAATTTTGCACATGCTTGTTCTACCATAAATGTTTTACCATTCCCTGATAATCCAGAGATATAAGTTGGATAAAACATTTCTGATTTTAAGATTTTGACAACATCATGGAATGAACCCCATGCCACGAATGTATTGTCTTTTTTAGCAAATGTTCTTTCGTCATTTACTATTGATTGCATTGCCATAGCTCTACCTGGAACAGTATTTGATACCGTAGGTTGAATAGTTTCTCTTATAGGAATTATCACAGATGATAAATCATATGTACCAACTTTGACTCTATTGTCTGCTGATAGTAAAGAGTAGTAGTCTTTTCCAGTGTAGCCATTTTTCTTAGCTATGTCAACGATTGTTGACTTTTTAAATTCATTAGTGTCTGGATATTGTGTAGCCAATTCACTAAGTATTTTTTGTGTAGATATTTTCAAGTTATTCATAATATAGTTTCTCCTTATCAAATTATATATCTATTATACCATAGTTTAGGTGCGATGTAAATAGCTAAAATGAAAATAATAGCTGCTTTTTTCACATCGCCACCGCTTTACCAAAGTTAGTAAGTAAAGTTTTGTTACTCTTCTTTGACTTACTATGTTTTTTGAAAGCTTGAGTTAGTTTACCCTTAGTAGCATCTTCATCTACTTCAAACTCTTCAGCTTCAGTATCAAGTTGCTTTGCTTTCAATAAGTAGTATTGATCATACCCAAGGATATTTTCAAATGTACATACTTTCTCTTTTGCAAATTTTCTTTGACATGTTTTCTTAAAATCTTGTTCTTCATCCCAAGACATGTTCTTATTAGTTTCGTACCCTACAGATTCGATTCTTCTTCTGTATTCCCAATGATCTTGAGCTAAGAAGAATCCTAAAGTAGTTATATCATAATTTTTTCTTAAGTTATTTAATAAAGCTTTAGTACAATCAAGTCTTAAATTCTTACACTTTACTTTTTTACCGTCAATATGAATTGTGTAATTATCAGCATAATATGATCGTACTTCCATTCTTTTATCATCTAACTTTTCGTCTCTAATAACATTCATGCCATTAGTATCGCCATCAGACATAATTACAAGATTCATATTTTCAATGTTATGTTTAGCTCTAAACTTTTTAATTAATCTAGTAGATACCATTAACGCACTATTAAGTGGTGTTGAACCCCAGTCTTCTTTTTCAGAACCATACTCTGCAATTCTTGTACCACACCATGTATTTTCCATCATCATTCTAGTATGTAAGAATTTTAGAGCTTCTTCAAAATCTTTCTTTTTAAGACCACTATGTATTTGTTGTACTAATGAAAGATTTTCATGGTATATTTCGCCATCTTTTTGTATATTCCTAGGTAAGTAATTCGTTGTAGTAAATCCATACACGTCGAATGGAATATTAACAGCTTTACAGAATAGGATAGTATGTATAAGTTGATCAATCACTTTATGTAAAGTACCAGACATTGACCCTGAAAAATCAATTAGCATAAACATGCCATGGTTTTTAGCATCAGCTAATTGAGTAACTCTTGAAAAAATATCATCATTAGTTTTATATGACCATAATTTATTCACATCAATAGAACCAGTTCTAGCAGTCTGAGATCTTGTGTATCTGTACGCAGCTTTTTTCATTTCAAATTCTTTAACTGCGTAATTAACATTTCTTTTAACATCTCTGATATATTGTGGATATTCTATTTTAGCTTCAGTCATTCTGTTTTCAATAGGAGTATACTCATATTCATTATCTCTTTCGTACTGAAGTACTTTTTGAGTATTTCTTTGTCTATCTTTTGAAATTGTTTTATTGTCAAAAACAACTCTGTCTCTTATATCTTTATTGAACTCATTGCATATTACATTAGCAGAAACTTTACTAGGGTTATCTAAAAGATCTTCTTCTTTCCTTCTAAAATTTTCATCGGTGATAGAAACATCTTCGTCTCCGCCATGGCCAGTTTGCTCTCCAGGATTTTCTTCTTCCTGAGTTTCGCCTTCTTCTGTAGTACCAGGATTTGAAGCCTCTTGTTGTTCTGGTTGTTCATCGTTATTCTCCATATCATCATGACCCATGTTTGATGTTGGGTCTTCGTTATCATCATTATTGTTTTCGTCTTTATCATCACCTTTAGAAGCAGGTGGCTTTAATAGATCTTCTTGATTTTCTTTGGTGTATTCTAAAACATCTCTGCATAATTGTACAACTTCTTCAAATGATTCAGTAGTCATAGACCTATCCATAAATACTTGTTCATCAGAATTAAAAGGTACATCGATGAGATTACCAATTTTAGCTTTAAGGTTAATTTTATCAATAAGTTTTGTTTGATCCCAATTAATATCAGATAAGTCACCAAAGAACTCATCATCAAATAATTTTCTATAACCTTTATTAAATGAGTTAACTAAACCAGGATATCTAGACTTTACTTTTCTTTCAATTCTAGCATCTTCAATTACATTAATATATGATCTTGGACAACCTTCTAATTGTTCTGGACTGTCATGCCAACCTTCAAATGGTGTTTCCAAAGCATGTCCTACTTCGTGTCCGATTAATAAATCATATACATCTTTACCCATGTCTTTCCAGTTAGGAAGACCTAAAACTCTGTCTTTAATGTCAAACCACGCAGTATGATAATTACCATGTTGGATGGTAATATTTTCTTTTGCTAGTAGTTTAGCTAGGATACCTTTATTCATTTGTTCACTCCTTAATATTTATATATTGTACCACATTTGGAGCTAAATGTAAATGGTTATTTTAAGATTTTACACAATTGTAACAGAATTGTAACAGAATTGTAACAATTAAGAATTATCTAATTTTTGAAAAGTTTTTATCTTTAAAGAATTCAATCTTACTTCTAAATTTGTTCTCTAATACATCGCCTTTATGTGATATAATAAATGTATTACTACCCTCGTCCAAAGTATCAAGTATCTTCATTAAGTTATCAACACCATCAACATCAAGACTTGAGTCAAAAGTTTCATCAAGAACTAATAGATTGGTCGCTGCAGAGTTTTTCATTTTAGCGATCTGTCTCCATGTAAATAGAAGCGATAGGTCAATTCTTTGTTTTTCACCTTCAGAAAAAGATGCATAATTAAAACTATCTCTATGTCTTGACCTTATAGTCTCATTAAAACTTTCATCGAGATGGAATGAAACAAAAAAGTCCAACACTTGCAGATACTGGTTTATTAGACGATTCATCACCGGTAAATATTGCTTGATTACTTTCGTCTTTATACCAGTATCTTTAAGCATTTCCCCTATGACTTCATTGTAAGTCCTTTCCTCTACATACTCAAGTTTCTTTTCAATATGTTGTTCATTCTTTTTCCTAAAGCCATTTAGTTCGGTCTTTGCTTTTTTTACATCACCAGTTTGTCCCTGGAGATTATTGATTTCTTTTTGTATTTTATCAATCTCTTTTTGAAGTAAAGATATAGAATCATTATTAGAATTAATCTTTTGTTGTTTCTGTCTTAACTTATTAAGGTTTTGTGATACTTCTTGTTGTGTAACTTTTACTTCACCAATCTTTTCTTCTAATTCAGACTTAGCAGTTTGTATTTCTTTTGCTTTATCTTTAATAGCATTAATCTTATTTTGTTTAAGATTTTCAGTAATCTCTTGATCACACGTTGGGCAATTGTCGTTTTCTTCATAGAATCGACTTTCATCAACCATATCATGTATCTTATTATTAAATTGCATATCAAACGAATTCATTTCTGAAATCTTCTTTAATAGCTCTTGCGATGATTTTTCTTCTGATGATATTGAAGCTGTAAGGTTTTTTGATAACCCTTTACTTTCTTTAAATAGTTTATTAATTTCAGATTTATGTATATCTATAGAAGATTGTTTACCTTCAACTTGATCTTTATTTAACGATTGTAAACTCTTTATATATTTACTTTGTGAATCTATTTTAGTTTTAGCTATATCAATCTGATGGTTTATATCGTTTAGTTCT